AAAACAGCCGAAAATCTCTCTTTACGATGGGCACAGGGGGAGGTGTTCAACGCAAAAAACAGATTTAGAGTCCTCGTAGCTGGTAGAAGATTTGGAAAATCCTATTTATCCTGCATAGAACTTTTAAAAGCAGCAATAGACCGTCCAGGCGAAACATATTTCTACTGTGCCCCCACATACCGCATGGCAAAGGACATCGCATGGAAAGAAATCAAAAAACTTATCCCACGAGAATGGATACAATCTAAAAACGAAACCGACCTCAAAATCGAACTAATAAATGGATCGCTAATCGAACTAAAAGGCACAGAAAATGCAACAACCCTCCGTGGCCGAAGCCTCGCTGGAGTAGTACTTGACGAAGCAGCCTTCATGGATTCCGATGTCTGGTTCCAGGTAATCAGACCAGCCCTCGCAGATAAACAAGGTTGGGCACTCTTCATTTCCACACCAGACGGCACAGCCTCATGGTTTTACGATTTATGGTGTTACGTTCCAGAAGATGAAACAGGTGATTGGAAACGCTGGAGCTTCACAACAATAGACGGGGGTAATGTTCCAG